CCAAAGCGGCATTCCTAGAAGCGTTGATATCAAATCCTCCGCCAGTTGCCGCCATTCCAGCGGCTTCTTGCTCTTGTTTATACCTATTGAGCGCTGCAGAATCAGCCAAACCCTGTGTGGATTCCATTCTGCTGAGCGTATCAGCAGCGTTTTGCGTCGATTGCTGCATACGCTGTTCTGCGCTGCGATTTTCTGCAGTAATTGCAGCTTCACGCTGTGCTTTTTCAGCAGCAGCAGCGGCCTCTTTTGCTGCAGCAATTTGCTGCTGCATCATCTGTTGCATCATAGCTGCCGAATTGTCAGCAGGCATCGAATAATTAATGCTTCCACCTCCGAATAGTCCTCCCATAATTTTATCCTCCGTTTTGTTAGTTGTTATACTTTCTTGAAAGTTTTCCCAAGAAAAATGTTATTATTTGAATTTAGCTCCGCCAAAATACATACCCGCTGCCTGCGTTGCGCTTCCTCCCAAATTGCCAAGAGCATCAATCATTGCTGCTTGTTGGGCATTTTGCGCTGCGGCATTCTGAGAAGCTCCCTGATAAAGCATTTGTTGATAGGCTTGCTGATTTGCCCTGTTGGCTTGTGAGAGGCCAAGCAAATCACTAATTCCAGTGTTTCCAAAGTCTGCAGCGGATGCCCCAAGACCCTGTGCAGCGCCAAGAAGCCCCGCCTGATAGCGTCCGATAGCTTCTTTGTTAGCGATTTCGGCAGCTTGCTTGCCAGCCATCAAAGTACCCGCATCAATCCCACCCATAGGAGCGCCAAAAGCACTGGCATAGCCTTGTTGCGCGGCGATGTTGCCTAATTCAAAGTCTCTCCCTGCCTGAGTAGACATATCAAACAAAGCAGAGCGTGAAATGGTGCTGTCTGGATCAATTCCAGTAGCTGAAAGTGCAGGGATTCCTTTTGTTTTCGCCCATTCTTCCATTTGCTTTTTCCAAGCATCTTTGGAAGTGGTTTCTTGCAGTCGCTTCGGAATGTCTCGGCGCATTTGCGCTGCTTCAGGGCTTGCAAGTTCTTCATATTTACGGGATCTGGCAAGGTTTGCCATGCCAAGTTCTCCAGCTTCGCGGGATACTTGTTCGGGACTAAACTCCTGCATCTGTGGCGTAATATTTGAAGCCAACTTCAGCATATCAGCCTGATTTTTCAAAAACATCAGACCCATCTGGTTTTTCTGACCCATCAAAGCCGCTTCCATTTCCATAGAAGGACGCTTGATGTAGTCGCCGGGGTTTACTGTTGATACTCCGCCCATATAATTACTCCTTCGGTTCTTTGATTTCGTAGATTTCTCGGTTCAATGGGGTAAGACCTATTTTTGTCATTACCTCATTAGGAAAGTTTGGGCGCTTATCTGCTGTAGGAACTCCAATATACGCAAGCGAGCCAGACATTTGAACGTGACTGACAAAATCATTTATCACAGAATAAACGTCTTTGGGCTTTGTGTGTTCAGGATGAAATGCTGGATAAATTGTCGGAACATAAACCCAATCTGAATATCCAACAAGCCGCCCGTCCCTGTAATGACCAAGTACGTTGATATTCGGATGCTCAACAATGGTATGGTCGAATTCTTGGGCAAAATCTACAGCCTCAAGGAATTCATTGGTTCCATGTCTCAACACTTTGTAATTTATGCGCCTATTCATATTATGCTCTACCAACAAAAACCTCATTTTTGTTAGTATATCCAGCGAATTTTGCAGCCTGCTCTTGAATAACTTTAACTCTATCCGTAAAGCTGCCGCAAACAGCGCACGGGAGGCAGTCAGGATCTTTGTATGCCGTGAAAGGAATTGATGAATACAGCGGGACTACGCTTGTATCCGAAAAAGGACTGATGAACTTATTCGGAAAGCTCGTCACGGGAATAGCTGCCTGTGAAATATTGGGCATATTAGCAGGGATTAGAGATTTTATACTGCACAGCCGCCGCATTTGCGGCTTGAAGCGCCAAAACGCCTGCCTGCTCCTCGGCATGAGCAAAGGAAATGAAGGAAAGATATGAGGCAGAGGCTGTTGCTGATATTGATGGATAGCCAACGCATGGCAGCGTAACCGTTTTGAACACCTTAGCAAAAAATGTTTTGTTTTCACCAAGAGGACTATCCTGCGGACTCGGAAGTATATCGATCTTTATAGAATCTCCGCTCTCCCCAACAACGCAAGTCAGGGTTTCGTTTGTGTTAGGATTGCCGACAGATTTCTCGCTCCAAGGATCTTGAAATACCCTGACAACTTCTACTCCTAGCTCACCGCACCACTCGATTAGCATGGAAAATGCCTTGTCTATGTCTGCAGTCAGGGGGCTTTCGCAAGTTTCATAACGAGCATTGCGCGTAGCGCTTTCGGTAACCAAACGTCTATATTGAGCGTTTAAGAAGCCCAAGTTATTGATTTCTTCTTCAAACGGTGTGTTCCTGTATTGATGAGGTTCGGTAATTGCCAAAATTCTGCGATCTAGAACATTCGTATATGATCCCTTGCTGCCCCTGAAGCTGGCTCGCACGTCAACAGTTCCGCCGATCTCCTTGCATTCAATCTCGGCATACACAAATTGCTTTAGATCCATGCCATCACCAAGCTGCGCGGTTTCGATTTGGCAATAAATACGGTTATAGAACTCTGTTGTGCTGCCGTCTTGATTGATCCGCAAGTATGAGTCGGTGCGCTCTGGCATGAAAGACTCCCAAAGATGGTTGTAAGACCCATCGTTTGTGGCTGTGTAATCCAAAGAGAAGTGGAAGCACCTCGGTTGACCATCAACCACCCCACCCGTCCACTCAACGGGCCTTGTGCCTTCCCAAACGCCACACCAAGCGGGGTTTCTCGCCTGACCCCATTCAGATGCCGCCGCATAGTCTAGCACCATTGTAGCCGAATTTACGGGTTCTAGGTAAGGGACAGAATAAAGAAGGTAATTCTCAAAAGATGTAGCGCAAATTTGCTTCTGATCTCCAGCCATGTAACGCTTTGTACGTGCCATCTCGATATCTTTGTACAAAACCTGAGATGACAAATATGAGGCGGCAGCAACGTCAGCAGCGACCAATCCACCCTGAGAATACCACCACATTTGTCCAGCCTGAAACGCTATGCTTTTGCCAGCAACGCATCCGACAGTTGGATACAGCGTATTCTGGAAGTTTGCCGTAGATGCCCACGCAGATCTGTCCAAAATTCCTGATGCCAGCGAAAATGTAGACCTGTCAGTAAAAACAATCAGTCGCGTGTCAGTGTTTTGACCGACATAGGATACAAGTCCAGTTACGGGCCTTGAAAAACTGAAATCCCCCCTGCCTGCTCCTGAAGTTCTTTCGAGCCAACTTGTGGGATCTCCCAAATCTGATGCCAAAACGAGGTTATTGTCGGCAATCCAAAGCCTATTTCCAGAAAATGCCATCCATGTTCCAACAGGAATCTTATCGCTTTGAACTCCTATGCGGTTTGATCCGTCCCAATAGGCTGGAGAAGAAATTCCATCCTGAATCATCACAATACGATGCGATGGGGTGACCGTAGTGTCTCCGCCAGTAGAAGTGGCGGCAGATCTGGTTGCCAACATGAAAACGCATTGGGATACATTTTCATCTAGCTTGATGCCTCGGAGTCTATAATCGTCCCAATTCTTGGGCTGTTCTAGCGGGAACGGAGCAAAATAGACGTTTCCGCTGACAGCAAATAAGATGTATGGAATTTCATCTTTCGCTACTCCCTTCCCATCAACGTCAAAAATTTGCCTCGGAATGGTGATTAGCTGCCCGTTGATAGTTTTTTTCTCGGCAGCTTGAGACTGTTTGTTAGCCGCAAAAAAAACGCCTCCTTGAATGTTTCCCGGGGGCAAAGAAAGGCGCATGGCGTAACCCGGGCGCGTTTGGGCGATGCCGCCCCTCACGGTAACATTAACGCCCCACTTGAGTTGGTTTTCGGGAAGCGCCCAACCGTTCCTGACGCTGTTAACGCCCTGCGTCCAACCAGCAGTGCTTTTTACAAGCCTTCCAGCGTTGATTTGATCGGACTTCATTGCATAACCACATCTGTGCCATCCCCGTAAGTAATGTTATTGATCTGAGGGGGAGCCATTGCGTGTCCTTCAAGGCTTTCCTGCTGATTCTTTAAGTACGCTATGGCGATTGTCCAATAGCGTTGTGCCTGATCAGCAAAATCTTTGTCTTCCAAATCAACCGCATGGAGCGCTGCAAGAATGGCCCGTTCATTCTCCAAAGGAATAAAATCAAAAAGCGACTCAACCGTTGGATGCTTGATGCGATACACAATCCGCGCCCAAGAACATGGCTGACCAAGTCGGATTCTCCTGTATTGAGGATTAATATCCGCAGGATGGTACTGCCCAATCAGGGTCATGTCATTAGTTCGCCCATAATCGTAAGCGTACAAAGACACAAATCCGTCCGTCTTTGGCTTCTCAATCTGTTGGATTGATTTCACCAAAGTCGGAGGTTCAATTGA